TTGGGTTCTGTTGAACCTTCGCTCTAAGCCTCTCAGATAACTCAGGACGGTCGTCAAAGAACTTCTTAATTATATCCTCCGTCCCACTAGAGAGGCTCTGCATACTCATGTCATAGGCGTATGCGATAGCCAGTTCGTAATACTTTGGTTTCGGGTAGGTTTCTATCCTTCTCTCGAGTGCCGATACTTTATATTTTGCCATGAGTATAGTTGCTTATGCGAATATACGCATACGACTGATTCATAGCGTAGTGTTACGCTATTACTTATCCTCAATTTCTTATCCTCCTTATCATTGAGTATGAATTTCATGTACACCGTCGACCCCAATGCAGAGGAGCCGATCATGCTAATAAATAAGCATATCGGATTCGATGAAAATGAAGGTCAGGGCATCATGGGAGACCAGTTTCAAGCAGAGTTAATGGCTTTGGACGCAATGGGTAAAAGACGCATTGAAGTTTGGATCAGTAGTCCGGGAGGTTCGGTAATGGATGGAATGATCATCTATGCTTCAATCCTTCACAGCAAGTGCAAGGTTGACACAGTGAATCTATTCATGGCCGCAAGTATAGCGGCTGTAATCTTCCAGGCAGGACGCACCCGCATCATGTGCGACTATGCAAAGCAGATGTTTCACAATCCTTATGGTGGTGATTCATCGGACTTAAAGCCAATCAAGGAAAGTTTGACTATCGCAATCGCGGAAAGAACGGGTAAAACGCCCGATGTGATTAGCAAAATGATGGACAGAACGACTTGGATAGGTGCGCAGGAAGCTTATAACAATGGCTTTTGCGATGAAATAGAACATTCAGCCGAGGCCAATAAGGGAAGGCTTGCAAAAATAAGCAATCAAAACAAAGACGCTGTGTCGATGTGGAAAGAGTCAACGCCAATCCTAAACAGCATCATCGCGGAGAAAAAGCAATTGAATTTATTCAACGATAAAAAAAATAACATGTTAAAAGTAACAAACAAACTCGGTCTTAATCCTGACGCAAACGAGGAAAGCATTTTAACCGCTTTGAATGAAGTGGAAAATAAAATGATCGATGCAGTCAACAAGAAAAAAGCTACTGACGAAGACTTGGTCAAAGCAAAAAAAGCTTTAGAAGACAAGAAGTGTGAGTATGACGAAATGAAAGAACAATTCGATTCCATGAAAAATGGTCTTGAAGAAAAAGCAAATAAAGACAAAGAAGAAAAAGAAACAGCAATGAAAAACGCTGCGGACATCTTCATCACTGACCAAGTTAAGGTTGGCAAAATCAAAAACGAAGAAGCGGCTATACTAAGATGGACAAACCGATATATCGGTGATCCAGAAGGTGTGAAAGCGGATTTGGAAAGTATGCCATTGAATAAAAAATCAGCATCACTTTCAGAAGTAACAAACAAAGCCGGTGATAACGGTAAGCCTCTGCAAATGGGATCAATCGTTAATCAATTCATGGCGGACAAAAAAGCAAAACTAGGACTTTAAACGATAAACAACCATGCCAGAAGCATTAGTAATTAACGACACCACTTACTCAGGAACGGTAGAAGCATCTTATATGATCACCCGTGCCGTTGTGGGCGCAGACACAATCGAAAAAGGTTGCATCTACGTTGAGGACGGTATCAAGAAAACAAGAACTATCCCACGTATTGAAGTGTCAGGCTTCATGCAAAAGAGAAAAGCTACTCCAACATCTCAGGGTACTGTGATAGTTGACGGTAGAGTTTTAACTCCCAAGGATTTGATGTTGTACTACGAATTTAACCCTCGTGACTACGAACAACATTGGTATGCAGAACAACTTCAACCACGTTTGTTGGGTCGTGAGCTTCCGGTAACTGCAGAGAACTTCATGATGATGCAAACAATGAAGCGTTTGAATGAGTTCTTCGAAAACGCTATTTGGAAGAGTCGTATCTCATTTGATTTAGATTCAGCAACACCTGTAAACCCTGTAACTAAAGGACAAGTAGCCGGTGATTCTCAATACTTTTACTTTGATGGTATCATCCAAAATGCACTTGCAGCAACTGACATCATTACTGTTGCTTCACCTGTAGCCCTTACCGCTGCAAACATCCGTGACAAATGGACGTTGGCAATCAACGCGGTTCCACAAGCTAAATTGTTCAAGTATGGTGCAGGTGGTTTGAAATTCATCATCTCTTATGCTGACCAATTGAAGTATGAAGAAGCATTGAGAACTGATGCTTACAAAAACATCACTTCGGATGAGAAGGCATTTGCAAAATACAGAGGCTACGATGTGGTTCCGGTTGCTGGTCTTCCTGAGAATACATTCTTTGTATGTTTCGCAAAACCCGATCTTGATTCTGATTTGTGGTTAGGTATCAACAGCACAGAAGACAACACTTTGGAATTGATGAGACTTCAGAACAACTCTGAACTGTTCTTTGTAAAAGGACTTTTCAAAATGGATACACAACTAGGTTTCACTGATCAAGTAGTAGTCTACACAACAATCACAGCATAAATATAACGCCCCCTGAATAAGGGGGTTTGTTTTAACCATAACCCTAAAAAGAAAATGAAAAACTTCCTATTACTAGTTGCATGCTTGTTTACGCTAACCGTAAACGCGCAATCTACATTCCCAAGATTTGGTATCACAAAGAATGATGACAACACCGGTCGTGTGTTGACTTACAATTTCAACAACACAAAGGATGTAATTGGTGCGGACACTGTAAAGCTTAATCCCAATGCGTTTCAAACGTTGGTCGCTCCATCTACAGCTATTACTGATTCTTTAACCTACACAGCTACTATCACAAAGTCCGCAATCGGTGATCACATAATTTTCAGTTTCATTAACACCGCCGGAGCTAATCATAAAATCAAGTTTGCAGGAGCGAATTTTCAATTTAGCGCAGGAGGTTCTTCAATTATATTAACTACATCAAAAAGAGGTCGAATCACCTTCATGTTTGACGGCACAACGTGGGTAGAAGTTTCAAGAATGGTTCAATAACATTAAAAACAGAAGACATGAAGACCGCACAAGAAATCACAGACCTGGTAGATACGCTACAAGCTAACGACCACATCGAAACAGTTTATTTTACCGCAAAAGGAGATCACTATTTCCACGCTCACGAAGTAAAAGACCAAGGCTCTTTCGCAAGAGTTATTGTAGAAAAGCAAATCGTTGACTATAGAGGTGCAGATCCAGTTTACAAAACTATCTACACGCCTGTCGAGTCAACTAAGATTGTCGCGTCTTTAACGGCACAAGAAATTATTGATTCTCCGGATTTGCTTTCATCACCGAAAGTAAAAGCAAAAGAAGAGAAAGCAGAAGACAAAAAGTAATCACAATCTAAAAAGCAATCATGGCTTTACCGGATATAACATTCATTAAAGGACAAGGCGGACTTGGTACACCGGCAGCAGGTCAGGATTTTATTTCTGGAATGGTGTTCTACACTGGGACTCTGCCTTCTGGCTTTAGTTCTACAAACAGGATTCAAAAAGTATTTCAAGCTTCCGACGCAGAAGCGTTGGGGGTTTTAGGCGATTATTCCGATGAGGTAAAAGCAACAGGATCTTATCTACTAACCAATGCCGGTGCAACGGGAGACATCGTTCCTGTTACTGTTGTCGAGTTTGCTAAAACAGTATTGCTTGCAACTTATGTAAGACAATCAACTGATACAACAGTAAACTTAGTTGCTTCTAGTATAGCCGCAGCAATCAATTTAGGCACACTGGTTCACGGATATTCTGCGGTAGCCACTACAGCGACTGTAACTATTACTGCCCGTGTCGGATTGGGCGTTTCCTTAAACACCGGTACACCACTGGTAATAAATGTTACTGGTACAGTAGCCGGTACAATTACTCAGTTTGCGGGTGGAGTAGCTTCTAAACTTGCAGTCTATCGTTACCACATTGGAGAGTATTTTAGAATCAATCCTACTGGAAATCTTTATTTAGGATTCTTTGCGATACCTACAACATTTGACGGATCAGAAATTTCAACAATGCAAAACTATGCAGTTGGAACAATCAGACAGATCGGAGTGTATTACGAAGCGGTTGCCTTTGCAACTAGCCAAATACAAGCACTACAGGCTCAGGTAGTAATACTTGCAGGTCTTCACATGCCTATTTCGTCAGTGATTTACGCAAGTGACATTAAGTCAATTGCATTGTCTTCATTGACTGACATATCAACACTAAGCAGCCCACAGGTTTCTTTAACTATCGGTCAAGACGGCGCAGCGGTTGGTAACTCACTTTTCAATTCGTATGGAAAGTCTATTACTAACATGGGTGCGGTGCTTGGTGCAACATCTTCGGCTGCCCCTTCTGAAAGCATTGCATGGATTTCAAGATTCAATTTAAGCAACGGAACAGAATTAGACACTGCGGCATTCGCAAACGGCACTTTGTATAGAAACACGGCTGCGAGTCTATTGGCAACACTTGATACCTACAAGTACATTTTCTTAATCAAGAAAACTGGACAGCCGGGTACATGGGCCAACAACTCACACACCGCAGTAACAAACACTTCTGATTACTCTAAGATTGAACGTAACAGAACAATCGATAAAGCAATAAGAAACGTGTATGCAAACATGTTGCCGTCGCTTAACAGTCCATTAGTATTAAATGCCGATGGTACGCTCACAAGCGCTACGGTAGCATTCTTTGAGAGCCTCGGCCAAACACCACTTGATCAAATGCAACGTGATCAGGATTTATCAGCTGGTAAGTCATTCATTGACCCTACTCAGAACGTGTTAAGCACTTCTACTCTGTACGTGACATTGAAACTTGTACCGGTAGGTGTAGCAAATCAAATCATAATTAAAATCGGTTTTGTAACCAGTATATAAACCATGGCAGCAGTAGCAGTAATAAGCGGAGTAAACTATAGTTGGGAAAACTCAACGCTGATTTTGTTTGGAGTTCCTTTAATTGGGATTAACAAAATCGAGTTTATGTCTGAGCAAAACAAAGAAAATAATTACGGTCTAGGCCACGATCCTATTTCAAGAGGGTACGGAAACAAGACTTACACGGGTTCTATTACCGTGTTGTATGATGAACTCGCAAGGATAATGGATGCGGCACCAGGTAGAGACATTTTGGACATACCTCCTTTTGATGTTCCGATGATTTTAACCGGATCAAGAGTTGGTACAAGAAAGTTCGTGGCTAAGATGGTTGAATTTACAAAAAGCGGTTTCTCTTCTAGTCAAGGGGATACTAAGGTTTGGATTGATTTGCCTTTAATCGTAGGAGGTATCCAATGGTAGAAGAAACATTGCCAGAAGTTTCTGAAAGAGAAAAGGCAGAATTAAAAGCAACAGAGCTTAAAGCAAGTTTAGGCAAAGAAGTTCACTTGATTTTCTTCGACACCGATGAACATGGGATAGTTATTGGCTACTTAACAGAGCCTGACAGGATCACCAAAATGAGAGCGTTGGATTTAGTTACAATGTCTCGTTTTACGGAAGCCTCAGACATCGTTTTAAGAACTTCATTAATCGCAGAAGAAAGCGATAAGAGAATTTTGAGTGAAGATTCAAAGTACGATAAAATTTATCTGGGTGCTATCATGGCGGCTCAGCAGCTTGTACAATTTTATACCGATCCAATAAAAAAAAAATAAATCAATACGAGGACGAAATTAATGGAAGC